TGTGCAAGTCGTCCAGGGGGATGATCGTTTGCGCCGACGCCAGGGCCTCGAACTTGTCGAGCTTCTCGTCACTTAGCGCGTTTACACGCACCTTGCTCCGTTTCCGGGTCACGACCTCGATATGGTCGCGCCAATTCGCCGGCAGGTCGGCCGCCGTGAGCACGTTGGTCGCCGGCTTGATAATTTCCAGCCCGTGGTTCTCGGCGGTCATTTTCCGGTGCCAAATCCACATCACCCCGCCGCAGCAGTCGATCTGCGAGGCGAAGTCGAAGTTGCATTCGCTGGACATCATGCCCAGGATCGCGCGGGCCAGGGCGGCATGGACCGTGTGATTTTCACAGGGGATGCTGTCCAGGTAGGTGCGGAGGTGCAGCCCGCTGCCGCCCGTGCTTCGCCGCACCTCCACATAGGGCAGGGCGCAGGCTGCCTCCTTGACGTGCTCCAGGGCCTCTTTGCTGATCCCGACGCCCGTGGCATGGCTGGTCAAGGCGTCGAAGTCGTAAGCCACCGACAACGACCGCCGGTTCTGCCAATCCCAGCCCGTCACGCCGATCCCTTCGGCGTGCTCAGTGAGGGAGTACCGTAGCTCGTAATCCTTCCAATTGGGCTCCGAGTTGGCATCCTTGGGGATGCGGATGGAGTGCCAAGTGTCGGTCCCGTTGCTGAACGTGGACCGTTTGCCTTCGACAGGTTCCCCGTCGCCGACCGCGACGTTGACTTGCGTCTCCATTGCAATCGACCAGCAGTCGATCAGGTCTGCGTTGGCCGGCGACTTGCGAGCCTGAAGGAACTTATGGAGGGCATCGGATACTGTTGGCATCGTTTCCTCTTAGTGCGTTTACACGCCTCTGGCGCATGCGTCGCAATTGCTTGCATACCTTAACCAAAGACCGGCGCGACCCTGATTTTCTAATGGTCCTCAAATTCTTTCGTGACAATTTTCCAAGTCGCTTAGAAAAGCGGGGCCGCGCCGGTCTTTGGTTAAGGTATGCAAGACGAACTGAAGTGGCTGGCGGCCGACACGCTGATCGACCCGCCCGTAGTGCTCCGCCTGGTGGACCGCGGGTCAACAGCGTATCTGGAACTGCGTGACTCGATTGCGGATCAGGGCGTTCTCAATCCCATCCTGGTGCGGCGTTCCGTCCGTTTTCCGGGTCAGTACGAGGTCGCGGACGGGCTGTATCGCGCAACCTGTTGCCGCGAAGTGGGCCGATCGCCTGTGCCGTGCCTTGTGAAGGATTTGACGGACGACGATCTGCTTTCGATCCAGATTCAGGCCAACGCCCTGCGGCCGGAGACGACGCCAATGGAGTACGCCCGGCAAATCATGCGGATCATGGAGGCCCGGCCCCAGGCCACCTTGGCGGAGATTAGCAGCCGCGTTTTGCACAAGAGCCCGACGTGGGTGGCCCAGACGTTAGGGCTGCTGCGCCTCAACAAGACCTTTCAAGTCGCCGTGGAGCGCGGCGAGATGCCGTTGGGGTGTGCCTACGAGTTGGCCCGCGTCGCGCACAGGTTTCAGGCACAATTCTTCGACGCGGCCCGGACGAGGCCCGTCGCCGAGTTCCGGGCCACAGTACAAGCCTTTCTCAAGCGGTACCAAGAGGCCGAGCGGCAAGGCAAGCTGGACGCTGTTTTCACGGACGACTTCAAGCCCCAGGCATACATGCGGCCAGTGAAAGAAGTGCGGGAGGAATTGGAGAAACCGAGCCGGTCCGCCTTGGTCGTGACCGCCGCCGGCTGCAAGACCCTCACCGATGCTTGGCGGGCGGCGCTCGCGTGGGTGCTGCATCTGGACCGGGAGAGCGTCGAAGTTCAACGCCAAGCCTTAATCAAACGCCAACGAAAGGAGCCGCCCGACCAGCAGCGCTAAGTCTCTCGATTTGCCCATTTCCAATCACTCATATTGAGGCACTACCAATGTCCGACCGCACCAGCCTGGTCCCCGTCAACCTTGACCAACTCCCCTCCACCCAGATCGGCAGCGACGATCAGTTCGCTGAGCTTGCCAAGAGTGCCGACTATCTTGGCCGCCTGACGCTCTTTACCAAGGGCAAGGCGGTCAACAAGCGGCTGGTTGGCCCAGGCAACTACGGCATTCCCACAGGCGAGGAAGTGGACGATCTGGGCGACACCATCGACATCGTTCCGCTGGCCCGCCGCCCGAAGGCCCTCGACATGACCGACAACGAGGCGATCATCGCCAACTACGATCCCGACAGCGACGAGTTCAAGCGGATCGCGGCGAAGTCGCTGGAAAAGGAAAGCCACTGCATGTACGGCCCGTCGTTCCTCGTCTTCGAGCGCTCGCGCGGCCTGTTCCTGGAGTTTTTCTGCGGCAGCAAGTCGAGCCGCAGCGAGGCCAAGAAGGTCTATCCGTACTTGCCGCTGTCGCAGGCCGACATCGACGCCAAGGCGGCGAAGGGTGAAGAGGTGGGCGATTTGCAGCCGCACGGCCCACTGCCGCTGACCTTGAAGAGCCGGCTGGTGGAGAAGGGCACCTACTCGTGGCACGTCCCCGTGGTGGTGAAATGCGCGACGCCCTTCGACAAATTGCCGCCGATGGCACGGATCGTAAGGGAAATCAACGCCTTCTTGATCGTCAAGGACAACGGCGTGGAGCGCGCCGCCCCCGTGCAATCGGGCCGCGCCCGCTAGTCGTCATTTGCTCCCCCTTGGACATGCCGCAAGGCCCCGGCGGGGTTATCAACAGACCCGCTCGACGGCTCCCTCCGCGGAGGTGACGTGCGTCATAGGCGGGTTTCACCAGCCTGCGCGAGCAGTGGGTTCTCTTGCTGCTCGCGCAGGCATCTCTCCTGGGTCTGCAATGAATCCTGAAGTCCTGCTTATCACGACACCGGCCGTTGACTTTCGCGCCTTTCTCGGCGCGTGTCTGCAAGTGTTGGGCTACTCCCCGGTGCGGGCGGCCGACGCCTCGCCGCGCGATTTGTCGGCCGCCGAAAAGTTTCTGAGTTGCCTCGCCGCGCTGCGGGACCAAAAGGCCCCCGCCGGTCTTGCCGCGAACCTTCTGTCGCACGTCTCGTTCAGCCTGCTGCTGATCGCGGATGAACGCGACCTGCTCGACATCTTGGAGCGCTGCGCCGCGATGCCTTTTGTCACGGCCGAGACGACGGTTCGCGGCGTGACGGCGGCGGTGATTACCGGAACCCTGGCCCAGTGGCGCGACGCCGTGGCGGCTGGGTCCGTGCGCGAAGCCGAGCCGTCTGTCCGCACCGGCTTTAACAAGGTCTATGGCCTTTTCTGCGGCGAGGGCCTGAACGTGTGGGGCGACTACCGCACTCGCGAGGCACCCGATCGCACTCTCCTCTTGGAATACAAGCCACAACGATGAAGCCTTATTACGAGAAAGACAACATAGCCCTCTACTGCGGCGATAACCGCGAGGTGTTGCCGGCGCTGCCCGAGAACAGCGTGGACTGCGTGTGTAGCGATCCACCTTACGGGCTCGCTTTCATGGGACGCGAGTGGGACCACGGTGTCCCGGGCGTTCCCTATTGGCAAGCCATCCAGCGAGTCTGCAAGCCGGGCGCGCTGATGCTGGCCTTCGGTGGCACGCGGACGTACCACCGGCTGGTCTGCGCGATCGAAGACGCCGGGTGGGAGATTCGTGATTGCCTGATGTGGCTCTACGGGCAGGGATTCCCCAAGGCCCCGGACATCGGCCTGCTGATCGACAAGGCCAAGGGAGCCGAGCGGGAGGTGATCGGCACCAAGGTCGGTCAGCCCGGCTATTCGCTGGCCGACAATGGCCGGACGAATGAGGTTTATGGCGATCTCCATAATCCCTTGGCCGAGTGCGCCATCACGGCCCCAGCTACGGACCTAGCGAAGGCGTGGACCGGTTGGGCCAACTCGCTCAAGCCCGCCTGGGAGCCGGTCACGCTGGCGATGAAGCCGCTCTGCGGAACGCTGGCCCACAACGCTGAAATGTGGGGCGTGGCCGGGCTGAACATCAACGGCAGCAGGATCGGCAGCGACAGCACGATCCGCACCCGCAACCCCCAGTCGGAATCGGACGGCGGCCGGGTCGGCGTCAACCAGAGTCGGGTGGGTGGCTCGGAGTGCCGGCGATGGCCGGCCAACCTGCTCTTGGATGAAGAAGCGGCGGCCCTACTGGACGAGCAAACCGGCACGCTCAAGAGCGGCATGATGAAGGCCGGGCAAAAGCGCAATCGCAGCCGTGGCCGCGGTGGCTATCACGATGGCTTTCCCGACAACGCCTCCCCGAGCGGCACCTATGGGGACAGCGGCGGCGCGAGCCGGTTCTTCTACGTCGCCAAGGCCAACCGGAAGGAACGTAATCCGGCCCAAGGACCGAAGAACGACCATCCAACCGTTAAGCCCATCAAGCTGATGGAATACCTCTTGACTCTCTTGTCCACGCCTATGGGCGGCCTGGTCCTGGACCCGTTTGCCGGCAGCGGCTCGACGCTGCTGGCGGCCAAGCGGCTCGGTCGCCCGTGCATCGGCATCGAGTTGGAACCCCACAACTGCGAAATCGCAGTTTCCCGCCTGAATTTACTCTAATTCTCTCGCCCGTTGCTGATTTATAGGTGTCACCGATTTTGAGCCACTTATGAATATCACCGAACAAGAGATGCGTGTAAACGAACACAAGCGGCTCGCGACCGGCCTGCGGTCGATGGCCGCGGCGACCTTCGAGGAAGCCGCTCGGCTGGCTGTGGTGCCTCGCAACGTCAAGGCCGCCAAGCAAGGCGTCTGGGAAGCGGCCGTGATGCGCAACATCGCCAGCCTCATCGAAGAAGGGAAGATTTGATGTCGGTCGTCCAAACCAAACTGCGTACTACGACTTCCTCCGGCACGCCGATCCTGGTCTCGGCCACCTTGGAGTACAAGGATGGTCGCATCTGGTTCCTCAAGTCGCCTTACTCGTTAAAGGACGAGATCAAGGCGATGCGGGGCTCGAAGTGGCACGGGTATGAGGAAGAGAACCCGCGGAAGATATGGTCCGTGGAGGATTGTCAGCGCAACCGCTTCCAGCTTTCCTTCCTCATGGGCGAGGAAGCCTACGCCTGGTTCGACCTGCCGCTAGTGCGGCACGAGTACACCCGCCCGCTGATGCCGCATCAGGAAGACCTGGCCGACGCCGGCCTGACGTACCACTACCACATTTTTGCGGCGGAGATGGGCACGGGTAAGACGCTTGCGGCCCAAGAGGTCATCGAGCGGTCGGGCGTGGACTGGTGGTTCTGGGTGGGTCCGAAGACCAGCCTGCCCAACATCCAGCGCGAGTTCCGCAAGTGGCATTTTCCATTCGACCGCTTCAACGTCGAGTTCTTCACCTATGAGGGCTTGACCCGCCGGGTGGACCAGTGGAAGCCCGACATGCCGATCCCGGCCGGACTCATTTGCGATGAATCAAGCCGCTGCAAGAACGCCGGCTCACAACGCTCCCAAGCCTGCCAGCGCCTCGCGGACATGATCCGCGAGAAGCACGGCCTGGAAAAGGGCTTTGTGATCGAAATGAGCGGCACGCCATCGCCCAAGTCGCCCGTGGATTGGTGGGGACAATGCGAGATCGCTTGGCCCGGCTTCCTGCGCGAGGGCAGCCAGAAGGCGATGGAAGAGCGGATGGCCTTCATGGTGCTCAAGCAGATGGAGGACGGCCCGTTCAGGAAACGCATTGGCTGGAAAGACGACGAGCGGAAGTGCGCCGAGTGTGGCGGGACCCGCGAGGAAGGTCCGCATGAATTGGACGGCCTCGTGGACCCCGCTGATTACCACGACTTCAGGCCGAGCAAGAACGAAGTCGCCTACCTCCACCAACGGCTCAAAGGACTCGTGACGATCAAGCACAAGAAAGACTGCTTGGACCTGCCCGACAAGCGTTATCGCAAGATCGTCTGCAAGCCGACGGCGAGCATCATTCGCGTGGCGGAGGCCATTGTCCAGGCCGCCCCGAACGCCGTCACCGGCATGACCTTGCTCCGCGAACTGAGCGACGGGTTCCAGTACCGCGAGGTCCAGGACGGCATGAGCCGCTGCACGCACTGTAGCGATGGCACGGTGCGCGAGTGGATCGACCCGCAGGAGCCCGACAAGAGCTATCCCGGCGTGCAACTGCTGCCTGCCGAGATTGTCGCCAGGCTGATCGAGCAGACGGTGCCTTGCCCGGTCTGCGGTGGCGCACGCGAAGTGCCGAGACTGGTCCGCACGACCCGCGAGATTCCCTGCCCCAAGGAAGCCGCGCTACGGATGCTCTTGGACGAGAACGAAGAGACCGGTCGCTTGGTGGTGTTTGCCGGCTTCACCGGCTCGGTGGACCGCGTGGTCAAGTTGTGCCTCAAGGAAAAGTGGAACGTGGTGCGGTGCGATCAAGGCACGTTCCAAGTGCTCGCGCACGATGGCGAAGAAGTCAGGGAAGAGCCGCTGGACTACTGGGCCAATCTCGAACATCCGCGGGTTGCCTTCTGTGCGAACCCCGAGTCGGGCGGCATGAGCTTGACGCTGGTGGAGGCCCGCACCGCGGTCTATTGGTCCAACTCGTGGAAGCCCGAGTACCGGGTCCAGTCGGAGGATCGCATCCACCGCATCGGCATGGACCTGAACCACGGCTGCCTGATCGTCGATCTGATTCATCTTCCCAGCGACGAGCGCGTTTTGGACGTGATCCGCGAGAACCGGAGGTTGGAGCTAATGACGATGGGCGAACTAATGGCCGGCGTCCAGTGGGAGAGCAAGGACAAAGAAGGAACCCTGCAAGTTGTGGAGGCCGTGCCATGAGTCGTATCCAGTGCGATGTTCTGTTGTATGCAGGGAAGTGGTCGCCCAGGCATCCCAATCGCCTGAAAGACAACGTGTGGCACGCTTTGTTCAGGATGTGCAAGTACCAGGGTGACATGTACGTCCGCACCATCGAGCTAGAGGCTCTGGCCACGGCAGGGGACGGCCCACGTGTGGCCGTGCATGTCACGGCCGACTGGGAGCGGGGCGATGACCACGAGTTGTTCGGCGATCTCGTCTACGAGGCGTTGGTCTTCCATTTGTGCCCGGCGTGCGAGAGCCAAATCGAAGTGGAACGCACCGAGGTCATTCCGGCGTGCGGCGACTGCAACAGTGAGCACACCATCGACTACTTCTTTCCTGATTCTTGAGAGGCCATTGCCTCTGGCGTGCGATTTACCTCTTTTCACCTCCGGAGTTGCAACTATGAAGTATCTTGCCCTTGCCCTCACCGTTTGTCTGGCCCTGTGCGGCACAGTTCTGGCGGGCGTACCCGACGACTTGCAGCAGATTAGCGTCACCATCAAGGCCGGCGACGCCCAAGGCTCCGGCACCATCGTTACCCGTAAGATCGGCGACGACATGGTTTCCTTCATCTGGACGGCGGGCCACGTCGTTGACAATCTCCGCGTCGTCCGCAAGGTCATTACCGCGGACGGAGGCACCCGCGTGCTGGTCGAATTCCGGGACGCGCAGATCGTCCAGGAATTCCAGCAGAACGGGCGGCGGGTCGGGGAGACAAAATTGGACGCCAAGATCATCAAGTTCTCCGACGCCGACTTCGGCGAGGATTTGGCCCTGTTGATGGTCCGCCGCACGAACGCCTACCCGCTCTCGGTCTCCGCGAAGTTCAAGACCGACGTGAATTACGTGCCGGCGATCGGCGTCGAATTGAGCCACTGCGGCAGCCTGCTTGGCCAGTTCGGTGCCAACAGCTACACCGAGGGCGTGTTGAGCCAGGTCGGACGGACCCTGGAAATGAAGGGAGCCAACGTCAAAGTCTTCGATCAGGTGACAGCCGTGGCCTTCCCCGGTTCCTCGGGCGGCGGCATGTTCCTCAAGGCCAACGGCGAGTACGTGGGCATGTTGACCCAGGGCGTGATGAAGCTGCAAGGCTTCAACTTCATCGTCCCCGTGCGGCGCATCCATGCCTTTGCCAAGGCCGCCAAGATCGAGTGGGCCGTCGATCCCAGCGCCACGCCGCCCACCCTGGCCGAGATCGAGGCGATGTCCGTGGAAGAGGGCGGATCGCTGAGCGGTCCTGCCGGGGGCGAGCCTGCTGCCGCCGTGTTCAAGCTGCCGTGCGATTTCGACGACGCCATCGACTGGGCAGAGCGATTCTTCGCTGGGCGTCGGTACTTTTGAGGCAGCAGCACGTGAACCGGGTGGCGGCGGGCAGCGCCACCCGCCTTCGGCCAAGACAAGGAAACACCATGAGATTAACAAAGCAGCAGGTCGCCGAGATCAAGGCGGCCATCACCGAGGGCGTCACCCAGCCTGCGATCGCCAAGCGATTCGAGGTCAGCCGCAGCATCGTGTCGGACATCGCCACGGGCCGCGCGCATCAAGACGTGCGCTGGCCGAACGGCGAGCTGCCGACGCCCAAACGGGCCGGCGGCCAGCATAAGAACATCCCCGACTACGACCCGACCGACAAGAAGGTCTTGGAGTTGGAAGCGGAAGTCGTTCATCTGACAGAAGAGCGCAACCGCGAGCGGCAGAAGGTCAAGGCCGGGGCGAAGATCGCCGGCCTGTTCAAGGCTGTGGTCGCGGAGATGGATCAGCGCATCAAGCCGTTTGTTGCGTTGCCGCAGGCCGTAGACTTCCGCCGCAAGGCGCAGATTACCGAACACGTTGTCATGCACCTTTCGGACGGCCACCACGATCAAGTCGTGCGGCCCGAGGAGGTCGGTGGCCTGGAAGACTACAGATTTCCTGTCTCCTGCTGCCGGGCCGAGCGCTACGTGGATACGGTGGTCGAATGGTGTCACGACACGCTGGCTCCGAAGTTCGCTTTTCCTGTGCTCTGGGTCTTAGCCTACGGTGATTTTACCAGTGGCGAGATTCACAAGGCATGTGAGCGGTCCTATTTCCGCAATCAATTCAAGAATTGCCTTGCCATCGGACAACTGCACGCCTTGATGATGCGTGACTTGGCTGCCCACTTCGAGCAGGTCAACGTCCTCTATCTGGCAGGCAACCACGGTCGTCGCACCCCAAAGAAAGACTACGGTGGCGCACATGATAATTGGGACTACCTGGTTGGCGAGGTAGCCCGTCTGCATTGTCGGGACATCGGCAACGTCCACTTCACTATCCCTGATGCGTGGTCGGCCAACGTCAATATCAACGGCGTCGGCTTCAACGTCTCGCATGGCGACGACGTTCGCTCCAATCTAGGCATCCCGTGGTATGCCATGACGCGCCGGCAAAAGGGCCTGATTGCTCTGGGCGCGGCGGCGGGTGCTCAGCGTTGCCGATACTTCGTCGTCGGCCACCATCATGCCGCCAGCGTCCTTTCGGACGTGGACGGTGAACTGCTGGTAAATGGCTCGTGGGTCGGCACCGATGCCTTCGCCTACAATTCGCTCTCCGGCTACCGGGAGCCGGCGCAATGGCTGCACGGTGTCAATCCCAAGCACGGCATCAGTTGGCGAATGAACGTCAAGCTGCGGCATGAGAACGAGAAGAAGGGCCCCAATCGCTACTTGATTGACGGTGGCCGGGAGATTGGCCTGTTGCAATGAAAACCCTCCTCTGGTTGGCCTTGACTTTGTTGGGCGGCACGTCCGCGCACGCCGAGTGGATATTTCTTCCCAGCTACTACACGCACCGCAACGGCGATCGCGTGTACCAGTACGAACTTCCGGCCCCGTCCTACGTCCGTAGCGAGGAGCTACACCAGGGCGGCTACCGCGACATCTTTTTGCACAACGGTTCGGACTACACGCACGTGATTGAGACCTGGGGCCGGGCGCCCTGTTACGTGCCATCCTATTGATTTCACCAGCGAGCGAGCATGAGAGCATTCTTCATCGGCCCTTGCGACGGGAAGGAACGCATAGTCAACACCGACTGCCACTTCATCGACGCCTGGATGCAGACCGGCGAGGTCGTCCGCTAGGAATTGCTCTTGGGCTACAGAGACACGCTGGTCTACGCCCATGATCTTAGTGTCTGACGGATCATGGACTTGCTGATCGAGAACGACTACGGCATCGACGAACCATGAAAGGAACCCCATGAAACGCATCCTCGTGACCCTGCTCTATTGCCTGTTGCAGCTTGTGCCGTTGATCCATCGCACCCGCTACTGGGACACCGACCACCAGCTCCATTTCTGCGTCTGGCGGCAGTGGCTCGGCCGCTGTATCCAGGTGGACGATGTGGTAGTGAAATTCGACGCCGAGATGGAGCGCCGGTGCATCGCCGCCATCAAGCGCGGCGAGTACAAGACGCTCGACGAAGTGCTCGGCGAATTGCGAGCCAAGTGCCGGTAGAGCCGCCTACCACATCCCCGTGGAGAAGAACCCATGCCCATTTTCTGTGTTTCAGATTTACATGCCGCAGATCGCGGGCCACGTGATAATTTCGCTTTCAACGGCCGCGAAGAGCGGTTCGGCAAGTTTTTGGACATGGTGGAGCGGGAGCAAGGCCGGCTGCTGATCCTTGGGGACTTGCTGGATTTTTGGCAAGTGAACCTTGGCGCGGCCGTAACGGCGTATCTTCCGCTGTTGGACCGTCTCGCGGCGCTGGGTGCAACCTGGATCGTGGGCAACCACGACAATGCGCTGGCCCCCCTGATCGGTACGCCGCTGATGATCGACCATCCGCTATTCAAGCGGTCCTGCCATCCGTTTGAAGAGGAAATTGGCGGCCGGAAGTTCGCCTTCCTCCACGGGCACGAGGCCGACCCGTACTGCTGCGACCTGAACCCCGGCGCAGGCGAAATCACGGCCATCATCAGCGGCGTGTTGGAAGACCGCAACAAGGGGCCAGTCACCCACAGGGGCCATGCGGTTGAGGATGAGTTTGTCGGCACGCTGGAAAGCGCCTTGATGCTGTGGCGGACGCTGACCTTCCAACACGGCCGGCAGGCTGAGATGGTCACGGGCGTGGAGAAGTACCGCCGCGAGAAGAACTGCGATGTCGTAGTCTACGGCCATACGCACGAACCGGGCAGCATCGACGACTACCACTTCAACAGCGGCTCGTGGGCTCGCCAACATGACACCTACGTCGTTATCAGCGACAACGGCCAGGCTTCGGTCTGGGAGTGGCTGGGCGACAAGGCGATTCCCCACCTTGCGAAGCTGCGATGAATCGACTGGAACAGTATGACGCTTACCCCCTGCCGCTGGATCGCATCTACTACGACGCCGACTTCAATTGCCGGGGTGCGTTCACGCTGCAATCGGTCTCCGACTTAGCGGAGAGCATTCGGCTGCGGGGCGGCGGCATCGAGCTAAAGGGGCTGGATTACCCGATCGTGGTCCAGCCTGTCGGCGACGTGGTAGGCCAGGTGCCGGCGGGTTTCGACTACCGCATGCTCGTTGGCCATCGCCGCTATAAGGCCATTGAGACGTTCCTGAAGTGGTCCTTGATACCGGCCATGATCCGAGCTGGTCTGAGTGACCATGAGGCTCGGATGCTGAACTTCGTCGAGAACCTGGAACGCAAAGACCTGAACATCCTGGAAGAGGCGCAGGCACTCGGCCGGCTCTACCCCGCGGGGGTGAGCCTGCGGGTGGCCGCCAAGGAAATCAAACGGCCGACCCAATGGGTCCATGATCGGCTGCGGCTGCTCACCCTTCCCGAGGAGGTACAGCAACTCGCCGCCACCGGCCTGTTGTCGGCCAGCAACGTCAAGGTGCTAACCCCCTTGAAGACACCTGCCGAGCAGATCGAGGCCGCTCGCAAGATCGTGGCAACCAAACAAGAACATGGCAAAACGGCTTCCTTGCGGCATTTGAGCCCCAAATACCGCCGCACGTTCGGCTACCGCAAGTCGAAGGGCGAGATCAATCGAATGGTGGCCAAGATGCTCGGCCGCGGCATCACCGGCCTGGGGCCGCGGATGGGGGCCTGGTGTGCCGGGTACATCAGTAATGCAGAAATCGAGCGTGACATTAAGGAAGCCGCAGGCGACCACAACGTTGATGCGACAGATACCGAGGCATTATGACGACCTTGGCGGACCAACTGCGAATGGAACCCGGCATCGACGTGCGTCGGCTCAAGGTCGGCACCTATGTCTTCGTCGAGACCACGCAGCACGTCTACGAGATGAAGGTCGTGTTGCCCTGTGCCGGCCTGCTGGAAGTCACTTCCAGCGATCC